CGCCGTATGTACTGCCATAGCCGCCTGTCAGAGCCGCACTCTGTGCCGCAGAGTCTCTCATCGCCCTCTGCCCTTCCCTGATGTACTGGTCTCTGTACTGCTGGTACAGAGGATCTTCTGTCATCTTGTACTCAAAAGGATCTCTGCCTGTAATATCCCCCAGAATCTGACTGATCTGCTCCTGATACTGTGGTGTCCATGTGGGCGCATTCTGCTTGCCGTAGAGATTGTTGAATTTCTCATACAATGCCATCACATTGTCATTCTCCGCCGCTGGTGCAGGTCTGTGATACTGCGGAGTATATTTTCCCTGCATCCCATCAGAACCACCATCATATCCGCCATTCTGCATTCTCTGCATATTTGTCCATTTATTCCAGTAGTCCTTATCTTCCTTTGTTTCTGCTTTGCCCCAGTTTGTTTTGCCGTAAGCAATCTTCTCCAGCATACCGGGCTGATCTCTGCCCATATCAAGGTCTGCCTGAGAAAAAACAAGGTTCGGGTTCTCTTTCAACAGTTCGTCCAATGTTTTCGCCATGCTTCATACCTCCTTTTTCGGTGTTCTTTTTCTCTTAGATGTTACGGTTTTTTGCTGATTTCCTCACCCTCCCACCATCCAAGCAACTGTTTCCATTTTGGAAATAGTTCAAAAAAAAGAAGCACCCATTAACTGAGTGCTTCCAATTTGTTTTCCAGATCGCTTACTCTTTTCATCAGCTTCTGGATCATGTGCGTGTTCAGTGCGATGAAGTTTTCATACCGCAGATAATACTGATCCTCAAATCCGTCCAGCATTTCCGCCTTTTCCTTCAACTGCACCAGCCCTGCGAAGTCCTGGGTTGTCATGCCGCCTTCTGCAATGGCTTCCTCCACATCCTGAGCGATAAAGCCCACATGGAATCTGCCGCTCTGGCCGTTGTTGTATTTGTAATAGCTGGGTTTCAGCCTTTCAAAGAACGCATCATATTTGTCCATGTCATAGGAGATGCTGTTCTTCACCCTCTCATCAGAGGAAATGGAGATCTCTTCTGTCGCTGTGATCTGACTGTCCATTACTACCACTGCGTTTGTGTCCGCTGTCATACGGATACCGCTGTTTGTAGCCAGAAGGTAATGATCGCAGTCTGTAGAGGAAACCGCACATCCGGCAGTCGAAGCATTTACGCCATCATCACCGGAGCTGTAACCGATATAGCCGCCTCGGCTGCTCATGGCATCCGTCCGCCATACCGTCATAAACCCATACAGATCAATGTCCGCCTTGATCGTAATATTGTCAGATACGATCTCCAGAAACTCATCCGTCAGCGTCATTCGGCTGGCACTGGTTCCGCTCTCCACGATCCAGCTGAAGTGATCCTCCGCCTGTTCCGCCATAGTATAGGCATCGTCCACATCATCCTGCAGGCTGCTCACTGTGCTTTTCAGGCTGTTTGCCGTCTGCGTAACAGTGGAAACATTTCCCTCCAGATCATATACAGATGTTTCGATCCTCTCCGCCGTCTGTTCCAGTGTGGAGATCTTCCCTTCCGCACTGGCGATGCTGGAAGAAAGGCTTGTAGCCGTCTGCTGCAGCAAAGAGATATTCCCTTCGTTGTCCTGCACCGCCATACTGATGCCGTTGATCGTCTGCTCAAACAGGCTGAATCTCCCCTCAGTGTCCTTGATCACATTTTTGATATCCTCGCCGTATTTGAAAAACATCTTCTGTGAATCTGCAGAAAGGTTTTCCTCAATGTCGATGTTCTGGAACATATACCGCAGTTTCTCATCCAGTAACGCCAGATAGTTCAGGATCTGCTTCCGTTCCTTCCGATCATCCAGTGTGTTCTCGCTGATCTTCGGTAACTGAATACCGCCGTAAACGCCCATTCAGATCACCGCCTTTCGTTGCTTCCTGTGGTCAGATAGATCGTCATATCATGCACCGCAGCTTCTCCGTATCCGCAGAAACGCAGCTTGAAATGGTCGCATCTTCTGGGGATCAGTGGCAGATTGATGATGTTTTTCGTCTTTCCGCCCACGCTTTTCAGCCTCTGCCATACGCCCAGGCTGTCATAGTCGATCCATACCTCCAAAGCACTGCCCCAGGGAACTTCCGCCCGGATGCTCACTCTGCTCACGAATTTTGCATCGGCAGTCTGATAACTGAAGTCAGATGTATCTGCACTCCATTCCACCACTTCCAGATCGCCGCCTTCGATGGTCTTGATCGTGTTGCCGTCCAGATAGTACAGCTTGTCGCCGTCCTTCGTGAACCATCTCGCCTGTGTGTTGTCCTCTCTGTGCCATACGCCCAGTCTCGCATCATACACAAACAGATGGTATTTCCCATCCTTCTCCATGCTGATGTAATATTTGTTCCCTACTGTCCCGGCTTCCGCCACAGTGTATCCATCCTCGATCACATCGCCAACCTCATCAGGCAATGCTCCCTGAAAGCTCATAATGCCGCTGGTGCTTTTGTAATACAACACCTCGTTCACGATCTGCATACTTCTGTGGCAACCTCTCGCCACGCCTCTCAGCTGGCCTTCTACGATCTGAAAATTACTGGGCTTACTGCCATATACCTTATGCACGCTGTTTTCCTTGAAAAACATGATGTATCCCAGGTATGTGATCGCACCGGTGAAGTCGCCGTCATTGGCAATGGTCGCCGCATAGCTGCTGTCCGCCGTCCCTTCGTAATTGTAGAAGTTCGTTGGATTCCCCAGGGCGGATGCGTAGATTTCATGGTTCTTGGAAGAACATCCCCACAGCCTGTTCTCTGCCACTGTCCAGTAGTCGCACTCAGGCAGGCTTCTCTTCACTGTAATGGCCGCCGTCTGGCTTCCATCCTCGTCAATGGCAGCAATAATTTTGATCCATCCTTCATCCATGTCCTGAATGGTGTGGGTGCCGTTCAGGGCTTCCTCTGTGAATCCTTCCAGCGTGATGCCGTCACCCTTCTGGAAGCCTTCGCTGATGCCTGTGGCACTGATCTTCACATAGATCTGCCCTTCGGGATCAAGCCCCTCGTCCACATCCTCTGTCAGCCAGCTCTGCTTGTATGTCACCGTCCCTGCGGATGTGTATGTCTGTTCCATCTGCTTCAGTTCTCCTGTTGCAGTGTTATACATCAGCTTGTCGGGGAAGATCAGCACATACGCCCCGAAGGAAATGAATGTCTTTTCGCTGTCCTCTACTGTGCAAACCTCGTTGCCATCATAGTACAGCTTGTCTCCGTCCGCCCACAGCAGTTTTTCCCTTGCCAGCAAGCCATTTGCCTTCCCAAGCTCCATAATCGTCCCACGGGGCTTTCTGGGGCTCAGAAGGGGATATCTTCTGCCGCTCATGTTCTCCATGGCTGTAAATTCCCCTCTCCCTGCCCGGTCTGTGTCGTTGTATCCCTTAAACTGGATCAGCGTGTCCCCTGCAGGGCGGCTTCCGCTCAGTCTTGGTAATTTCATCCTTACCACCCCCTATGAGGGATCATCCCACGCAGATTCGTCTGCTTGGGCTTGTGGTTCGCCCGGTAATATGCCGCATAATCGTCCCACGCCTTGTTGTATAAAACCATGCTGTCATTGTATCTGCCGCTGTCGCCGTTCATCCAGTCGATCTGGCTTGCCAGGTAATAGGTATACAGGTCTGTGAAGGGAACCGGTACTACCAGTTCCCTTTCTTCCTGTCCTTCGCTGAAGGGTTCAAAGGTTCCCTCAAACCCCTCCGCCTTCTGCAGAATGTCCGTGTATACTCTCCCTTCGATGGTGTTAAGCAGTGCGATCATCTCCGCATCTGTGTAGGCATGGGGCCGGATCTGCATGATAAACGCTAAAATCTCTCTAACCTTCATCCTGGATCACCCCTCATATACTTCGCCTGTGATTTTCTGATAGTCTGCCGCTGTGATCAGCTTGTCCTGCACAGCCTGAGAAAGTCCAGCTTTTTTGACTTTTCCTCTGATATAAAGGTTCTTAAATGCGTTAAACATTACTCAACACCTCCATACATCATCGTGATCAGCTTTTCCTCTGCAGTTTCCTTGCCCATGGCTACGGTGCAAGTGCCGTCAGGATGGATCACGATATCGCCCAGCACGCAGAAGTCGCTGTTGTCATACTCTCTGCGAACATCTTCGATATGTTCCAGCACTACGCCACCATTTTCGTCATAAACAATGTTTCCATTTTCGTCCAGAAGCACTCTTTCTGCCTCTACCTTCTCAATGATAGACCAGCTGATACCATCTCTGAAGATGTTTACAGCATCCATCGCTTCCATCTTCAGCTTGATATATTTGCTTTCACGATGGTTCCAGTTGGAATCAGAAATTCGTCCATTGATGGAAATTGCCGAATAATCCACCCCATCAACATTGATTGTGATATTTGTTTCCATATTTCCCCCTCCATTTCTATTCATCAGACAGTCCGAGCAGATTCAAAATATCCTGCCTTGTAATTCCATAATGAGAAAGCCCCCTTGGCGGTTTTCTCATAGGCTTGGAACTGACCGCATTGATCAAATCCGCATCTACACTAATGCTTAAATAAAAACCATAGAAAGAATACCCGGAATCCCCCATAGGAGTGATCATCTCAGCTCCAACTTTATGCCAGTCGCAAAGAATGTCATTTCCATCCATCCATGCTTTAATGCCTCTTTCTTTGAGAAAAGCAACTATTTTCTCACCAACAAACAAAATCGGCTTATTATCAAACACTGCATAAATCACCTGATCATCAGACCAAACAAGCGTGCCGCCCTGATGATATGTAGGAATTACATCGTACAATTCCGAATCAAAATAAGGCTTGGCATCATCCATCGTATCCTTTCCAGGACTAATAGTAATTCTGCCTTTTGTCGGAATCACATTGATCTCACAGGAGAAGGGACTTTTTGTGAAGTTTTCGATAAACTGTCCGCCAGCTTTCAACGGCAAATTAAACTTTTTCATTCCTCATCCCTCCATCGTAATTCTGATATGCTGACCATAATAGTTATCACCAAGAGATGCCATTTGGTCACACTCTGCACCATCATATTTAATCGTTACATCCCCTATAATTTCGCATACTTCAACAGTAGTCCCGGGACTGGTAGACGCATTAAATGTGTCCATCAAAAGCACACCGTTCATATAAATATGCGTAATAGAGTTCATTTTCGTATTCCCTAACAGGAAAAACTCCAATTTACTTCCTTTCGGGACATCAAAGCTAGTACCTACTTTTACAGGGCCTTCGACTGTAGATGCAACCAGAACCTCTGGATAATGTGTAGTATGATTGTTACCTTCTGTAACATAATAACCATACCCATTGATAATATTGCCATCGGCATCCCAAACAGAAATACTAAAATTATTAAAGTATCTCTGTCCGCCATCACCGCTTGTTGTATGTTCCAGGTTTAGATCTATATTTACTGTGCAAACCCCATCATCAAAACTGATCGGATACACAGTACCCCCACTCAACGCCTTGCCGCTGTCCACTTCATACACAGTGCCGCTGAACATCGCCTTGCCGCCGCCGATCTCTGTTACCGCACCGCCGTTTAATGTATTGTGTGCCATCTCGCCCACCTCATTTCAACAGCCATACGATCTCACCTTCGACCGTAGGATCTGTGTCTGTAGTCACCAGTTTGCTGTTCCGCAAAAGGCTTGTGCCTGCCGCCTGACCGCCGCTGTTCGCCACCACCTGACCGGCGAATGTCCCCGCACTCACTGTGCTTGCCGCCTGTGTATGACTTTCCGCAGCTGCTCCCACATCACTTGCCGTCAGGGTGATTTCTGTGCCGCTTTTGCCGTTCACTGTGGTAGGTGTACCCTGTGGCCCGGTTTCGCCGGTATCGCCTTTGTCACCTTTCTCACCCTTCAGTGCCGCCAGCTGTTCCGCAGTAAAATCCGCATAGGTGAAAGCGTCCCCTTTGTCGCCTTTATCGCCTTTTTCGCCAACTCCGGTGTCGCCTTTATCACCTTTGTCACCCTTCTCGCCTTTCAGATCCGCACTCGTTGTGCCGCTGGCACTGGTCACCTTCAGTGTTGTGCCGTCCCATTCGTGGGTAACGCTGACGCCGTCCTTCCCTGCAGCACCATCCGCACCGGCAGGGCCTCTCTCGCCCTGGATACCCTGGGGGCCCTGGGGGCCTTCGGGGCCTTGGGGGCCTGTTTCTCCCTGCTCACCAGCCGGGCCTGTGGGGCCAACCTCACCCTGAACCCCCTGGGGGCCTGTGGGGCCTACTTCGCCCTGGGGACCAGTGTCGCCTTTGTCGCCTTTATCGCCTTTTAGAGCCGCCAGCTGTTCTGCCGTGAAGTCGTCATAGGTAAAAGGATCACCTTTATCGCCTTTGTCGCCCTTCTCACCATCAGCACCCTGCAGAGGCCCATGGTTTACCCAGTCCTTTTCCGCCTCATCGTAGATATAGATATCATAAGGAGCCTCCGTCCCCACGCTGTAGGTGTCGCCGCCCTCCGCAGTTGTAATCGTCTGTCTCAGCAGTGCCTCTGTGGCGAAGTTTCTCTTTACATTCAGCCCTTTGCCGGGATCACCTTTAGGGCCTTCGGGGCCGGTTTCACCAGTATCACCTTTATCACCTTTAGGGCCTTCAGGGCCGGTTTCACCAGTATCACCTTTAGGGCCTTGTTCGCCAGTATCACCTTTCTCACCTTTCTCACCCTGAGGGCCTTTCTCGCCCTGGATGCCCTGCGGGCCGATAGATCCGGTGTCACCTTTCTCCCCCTTATCGCCTTTATCACCTTTGGGGCCTGTTGCCCCCTGCTTTCCTTCGGGGCCTCTCAGTGCTTCCAGCTGTTCTGCGGTGAACTGATCATATGTGAAAGGATCGCCGGTGTCACCTTTATCCCCCTTGTCGCCTTTATCGCCTTTCGGGCCTGTTTCACCCTGTGGGCCTTCCGCTTTCAGAGCCACTTCCGCCGCCGCCAGTGCCGCACTTGCCGCCGCTTCCGCCGCTTCCTTCGCTTCTTCCACACCTTCTACGGTCTCCACAGCCTTCTCAACCGCCAGCTCCGCATTATGTACCGCCCTTTCCGCATTCTCTACAGCACCGCTGATCAATCCTTCCATCTGCTCCAGCTCCGTCAGGTCGCCTTCCCAGTCAGAAGGTGTATCGATAATGTTGTTTACGAAGATCGGGGTTTCATCACTGGTCCATTTCAGCACACCATCCGTATCAAAGGATCTCAGTGCCACAAATACTGTTCCATTCTCCTTCAGATCGCTGGCTTTCACACTCCAGTGCAGCTTCAGCAGCATATCTTCTACAACCTTTGTCAGCAGCAGCGTATCCTTCTGGCCGCCTTTGTACCTCACATCCAGGCGGAAGATCAGGGGAGACAGATCGATCCTGTCTGCCTCATATCTGTTAATGACGAATGTGCGGCTTGTTGTCTCGCCGTCACCCATCACAAATCTCTGTTCCTCATTCGGGAAGATCAGCTGTTTGCCAATTACAGAAATCATCCCTTTTCACCTCCTAAAAAGAAAAGGTGGAAGTTTCCCTCCACCCTCTTCAGTTTCATTTATTCTTTTCAGCTTTTTTCTGCAGGCCCTTTCTGCGCTTCATGGCTTCCAG